CCATGAGCGAAGACATTCGCAAAAAGATGATGGTTGACCTCAAGCCTGATATGACTCTGGCTGACCTTGTTACTGCTCTTGAAATGGGAGAGAAGGACGAGGCTGCCGAAGTTCGGGAAGAGGTCGCCGAAGAAGTGGCATCCGCATCCATCAAGATGGAGAAGGATGACGAAGATGAGAAGAAGGCCAAGTCAGTCGCGGCCGAGCTCTACAAGTTGACCAAGAAGCACGCAGAAGAAGGCCGCCGCCGCGTGGCTGCCTCCACTCCTGTCGTGTCTGCTCCGGCCTACAAAGGCAACTTGAAGCACTTGAAGGACGGCGAAACCGCATACGGTCTCGGTCAGTTCATGCTCAGCGCCATGGGCAACAAGTCCGCTCAGCAGTGGGTTAGCGATCGCTACGGTGCCAAGGCACACAGCGAAGGCAACAACTCGCTTGGTGGCTTTTTGGTTCCAGACGAGCTTGAGCAGTCAATCATTGACTTGCGTGCTGAGTACGGCAAGTTCCGTGCAAACACTCGCGTGCTCAACATGAGCCGTGACACCTTGCTGATCAACCGTCGTGCCGGTGGTCTGACCGCCTACGCAGTTGGAGAAGGTGCTTCAATCACTGAGTCTGACAACACCTTCGATCAAGTGTCGTTGGTCGCCAAGAAGTTTGGTGCTTTGACCAAGTACAGCCGCGAGCTTGCTGAAGACGCTGTTGTGAATCTGGGCGACTACATTGCTGGAGAAGTGGCATACGCTTTCGCCAACAAGGAAGATGACGCTGGCTTCAACGGTGATGGCACTTCGACCTACAACGGAATCGTCGGGCTCAAGAATTCAGTTGGCTCCGCAGGCATCAAGACTGGTTCGGGCAACGCCTACGCTGAGTTGACTCTTGCAGACTTCACCGGCACTGTCGGCCTTGCTCCTGAGTACGTGTTCTCGCGTAGCACTCCAAAGTGGTACATGAGCACCCAGTTCTACCACACCGTCGTTCTGGATCTTCTCGCCGACGCTGGAGGCAACACCAACCTCACCCTCGCTGGTGGCGTGGCTGTGCCTTCCTTGTTCGGCTACGAAGTCGTGCTTGCTGATGTCTTGCCTAAGACTGAAGCCAACTCTCAAATCTGTGCGTACTTCGGTGCGCTTGACCTCGGTGCAACGATGGGCGACCGTCGGCCAACCGAGATTGCCGTGAGCGAAGATCGGTACTTCGAGAACGACCAAATCGGCGTTCGCGGTACCACTCGCTTTGACATCAACTGCCACGATGTTGGTGACAGCAGCGCCGCTGGTGCTGTCGTTGCTCTGCAGACGGCTGGTTCCTAAATTGAAAGGCTGATACCAAAAATGATGCCACTTCAAGACATTACCTTCAAACACTTCTCCGAGTCCGACGCTTCGGCAACGACCAAAGAGATTGATTGCCTAAACGCTGATTATCTCGTTGTTCAGTTCTTCACCTCCGGTGGTTCTGACGGCGCTATGGCAGCACTCAAGTTGCAGGAGTCTGACGCTTCTGGTTCCGGTCAAGCCGACATCTCCGGCACTGACTTGTCCAGCACCGTCACCTCGCCAACCGCTGTGGCTGCCGACGATGGTTGTGCTTTGTACTTTGTAGACCTCCGTGGTCGCAAGCGCTACATCACCATTTCGTTTGACGGGCCTGCCTCGTCTAGCAACTATGTTGCAGCGTTTACTCTCAACGATCAGCGACCAATCACCGCAGCCGACGCCGACTGGCAAGGCCGCGTGGTGGTCATCTGATCCCACGCCGGTGCCTTCCTTAGAGAGGCCCGGATGACAAACACGGGCTGGCCGTCGAAAGGCGGCCAGACCCATTCTTTCAGGAGATCCAATGGCACTCGCAGACAACGCTCTGGTCAGTCTCGCTGACACCAAAACATACATGGGCATCACCGGCTCGGATGATGACGCCTTGCTTGAGCGTTTGATCAATGCGGAATCAACCCGCATCGAGAATTACTGCGACCGCAATTTTCGCCAGCAGACCTATCGAGAAGCCTACAACGGCAGCGGCCAGCGTAGGCTCCGGCTTCGCAACTTCCCAGTCTCGGCTGTGACCCGTGTGGCCATCGGCAGCAAGCTGGCGCTGACAGTGACGAGCGACACGGCCACCGATCTGCGTGCTGTGGTAGAGGTGCAAGATGACCGCCTGCAACTAACTCGCCATGACTCCAGTGGGACCAAGACCCACACCCACTTTCAATTCACGTCCAACGGCAATGAGACTGCTGCGGGCCTAGTGTCCCAGATCAATTCGTTTGATGGCTTCAATGCCACGCTTGGCACCGACTGTCTGAGTGAGGATCTGTTCAGAATGGGCGGCGTGAACGTCATGCTCAACTCCGCCCAGATTTACTTTCCTGACCGCGATGATATTCCGTACCGCATACATGATGACCGGGCCACGCTGGAGTTTGTGGATTCGGCTGACATGATCTTCTATGGCCGTCGCACTGACGCTGGCTTACCGATGCCGCATACGTTCGCAGGCATCCGCGTGGACTACACTGCAGGCTATGACGGCTTGACAGAGATTCCTGCCGACTTGGCCCAAGCTTGTATAAAGCTGGTGCAGTACGCATACAACGACCGCAAGCAGAACAACACGCTCGCCAGCGAGTCGATTGGTTCGTATTCCTACAGCCGATCGCAAGACCCGATCGTGGGCAACGGCGAGGTGGCTGCACTCTTGGCCCAGTATGTGGATCGGAAGTCGTGAGCGTTGAGACACTGATTGACACCCATGGCATCAGCTTGACGCGTGAACGTCCATTTGTGTCTGTAGATGCGAGCGGCTTCCCAGTTCGTAGCCTTCTGACCACAGCAACCTTTGCCGTAGGATTCGTGCAGCCTCAGTCTGCTTCTGAGCCTGTGCAGTATGGCCGCGAGGAAATGGTGATTACGCACAAGGTGTATCTAAAGCCGGGCGTTGATCTGCAGGCTGACGATATTATTGTCTTTGATTCCAAGCGCCTGCGTGTGGTTGGTATTCTTGACCCCGGCACGTTCGTGTTTACTGGCTACCACATGGGTCACGTGATCGCGGATTGTGTTGAGGACGAAAGCGACGATACCGCATGAGCGCCAAAGGTGAATTCTTCAAAGCCAAGATCCGCACGGCGGCGCTCAATGCCACCCGTGACGGTGTAGAGCTTTCTGCGATTCTGCTGCAAACGAAGCTCAAGCAGGTGCTAAACCAAGGCAAGAGCAACGTGGTGACACGCACCCGCGTGCGCAATACTTCACGCGGTGCTGCTGGTTCGACCTATCGTCAGTGGGTATCTGGTGCTCCTGATGGCGCGCCTCCATACAAGGACACCGGCAACCTTGCCAAGATCCAAGTAGACAAGAGCAAGATTGACACAGCCAAGCCATCTGCAAGAGTTGGCACAAATGCCGTCTATGCTCCGGCTTTGGAGTTTGGAAGCCGACGGAATGCACCGCACCCGTTCTTACGGCCTACCTTGGCGGACAACCAGAAAGCAATCAAGGACAAGTTCCAAAAGGTCGTGGCTGGCCAGTTTCGGAGGTACATGAAATGAGCCAAGACGTCGTGAAAGCATTCTACGACCAGCTCAAGAGTGACCAAACCTCTGGCTCTTTCTACGACCGCGTGAGCGGCCGGATCTACGAGCTTGAAGGCCCGACCAATGCGGCCTTGCCTCTGGCGGTGTTCTCGCTGATCACGTCGCCGTATGCCGACACTTTCGATGGGTCGTCAGTCAAGGACTACACGTTTCAGGTCGATATCTACGGCAGGAAGCGTGCAGGCATGTCTGCGGCAGGAGCGATCAACACGGCGCTTTTCACGCTGCTTGACCGCCAGACGATCACGGTTCCCAATAATGATGACGGCTTGGTTCGCTGTTTGATCCAAGGCGTCAGGACTGTTGAAGATGATGCGGTGCGTATCCGCTCAGAATGGATTGTTCAAACGGGCCTCATGGCCTAAGGAATACTGAATGGCACGAATCGTAGGATCAGACGGCGGCTGCACCGTTGCAGGCTACAACCTCAAATTCACCACATGGTCCGCGACCTTCTCGCAAGTGGTCACGGATACCTCAGCATTTGGCGACAGCTTTGCCCAGAAGCGTGGCGGCCTGATGTCTGGCACCTTCTCCGCTGGCGGCGTGTTGCAAGATGACGCATCCACAACGACACCGATGCCAGCTTCGTCGGGCGATATTGCCATGGCTGCTACTGGTGTTGACGTCGATCTGCAAGCCAACGGATCTTCCTCACTGTGGGAAGGCTCTGCCGTTATCGCCAACTTCTCACCAAGCGTGAGCAATGCTGGAGAAGCCACCGCGACTGTTGATGGTGAGTTCACCGGTGCAATTACCATCACATGGGACGAATCTGCGTAAGGCGGTGAGACATGGCCAGAATCGTAGGTTCTGACGGCAACTGTATCGTCACAGGATACAGCCTAAAATTCACCTCTTGGTCAATGACCATGAGCAATGTGGTCACGGATACGTCGGCCTTTGGTGACACTTTTGCGGCTAAGCGTGGCGGCCTCATGTCCGGCACCATTTCTGCCACGGGCGTTCTGCAAGACAATGCACTGAACACCAGC